TTTTAACTCTATTTCGTGTTTTTTTAGTGCTATAAAATCGCTTTCTATTGCAGGACTTTCAACAACTGAAACTGCGTCTATTCCGCTTGTTTCGTCTTTTTCGTCAATTATTAATTCAACTATTCGCATATCTATTTAATTTAATTATTGTTTGTTTGTTGTATTTTCTAACCACCTAAAGTTGCGTTTGCTAATCTGTTTCTATCTAACGCCTGTTGTGAAGTTACTTGTCCTGAAACTACGTATGCTTGTATTGGTTGTTGGTTAAGACTTGCAAGTTGATTAACTCCACTTTGTCCAACTACGTTAAATTGTGGTGCTGACATTGTTGGAACTGTTGCACCGCCACCACCACCATCGCCACCGCTTGGAACTGCTGTTCCTTGAAATTGTGTTGACATAATTTTTTTAACAGCAACTAAACCACCTGCTGTTGCTATTCCTGCTGCTATTCCACCACGAATAGGACTTGAAATATCAGGTGGTAAAAACTGCGATTTGTAAGCGTCTCGTGCTGCTGCAAAAGTTGAAATTAACGTACTTGCAATTTGAAACTTTTTGTTTAATTCAAATGTTTTTTTTGCGTTTGCATTGTTTTTAATTATTGCTTTTTGCTTTTGTGCGGTTGTAAGGTTTTCGTTTGCTAAAACTTTGTCGTTTATTTCCTTGTATTTATTTTCGCTCATTGTAGCCAAATCTTGCGTTATGCTTAAAACTTGCGTCATTGACTCAATTATAAACTTTAGGTTTCTTTCCCTTAATGCTTTTTGTTTGTCTAAATCTTCTTTTAATTGTTCTCTTGACTTATCGCCAATTAGTTTTTCCGCTTGTAGTCTTTTAGTTCCTTCACTTACAATATCACTAATAACAGTTGAAGCGCTGTCTCGTCTTATATAACTTTGTTCTTCTTTTTCTTTTTTTACAACTTTGGTAACTTCCGGTTCGTCTTTTTTTACTTGTTCAACATATTTTTTACCACCTTGTGTTAATTTGTCAATATTTTTTTCCGCTTTGTTTAACGCTATTCCATAATTTTCAAATCTTGTTTCTGCGTCTGCTAAACTTTGTTTGTTTTTTTCTAATTCTTTATTTAATTTTGAAATTGAAATTGAAGCTGACAAAGACGCCTTATCAGTTTGTGATAAACCTGAAATACCACCAATAGAAGTTTCCTTTGCTTTTTTAATGTCTTCAGCATTTTGTTTTTGTTGTGAAGCAATATCTTTTTCAGTTTTTAATATTTTGGCTTTTAACTCATCTTGTTTTGCAAGGTTTTTTTGTATTAATTCATCGTTTTTTTGTAAAGCATATTTTGCTTTTTGGTATTCTAAATAAGATGCTAATTCAACATTTAAAGCATTTTGAAATTTTGTTTCATCCTTAAGGTTTTTAATTGTAGTTCCGTAGTTATCATTTATTTTTTTAATTAATTTAACTCGTTCTTCAGAATTTACATTTGTAGCTTTTAGCTGTGAAATTAAAGAAGCAAATCCAGAACTTTGTTTTGCTATTTCTTCACGTTGTTCTTTTGCTTGTTCACCAATTACTTTTTGTTGTTCAGCATATTTTTCACTTTCTTTTGTAGAAAACCCAACAGCTTTACTTATGTCTTCCCAATAAGTATAAACAAGACCTAATGAAACAATAATTAAACCAACTCCTGTTGCACTTACAGCCGCTCTTAATTCTCTTACTAATTGCCTAAAAACAGGAATTGCTTCCCTAATTCCTTGAACGCCTTGTTGAATAGCCATTGCAGCTTGTACTTTTAACAACGCTTGTTCAACTTCTTTTGATTCAGAACCGAACGCTGCAAAAGCACCTTGCGCTAAAGAAAAACCTGCTGTTACACCACCTAAAGCACCACCAAGCTTTTGTCCTAAAGTTGAAGCGGAAGCATCAACTGCCATATCCGTACTTATTTGAACTTTTCTAAATTCACCAACAGTTTTTAATAATTCTTTATATTCTTGCGTGGTTGTTTGCCCTGCGTTTGCAAGTTCATAAAGTCTGTCTTCGGCTTCCCCCATTCTTGTTGTAAGCGGTTGAAGTTCTTCTCCGTACCTTTCAGCAAAAGTTGCAGCTTTGTCAAATTCTTTTCCGGCTTCTTTTGTAGACTTTGATAACGCGTCCATTGACTTAACCGCATCTTGTGTCTTTACTTCAATTTCAATTACTTTTTTTTCAGCCATTTTACTTTAGTTTTTTTTCTATTAACCTTTTGCGTTGTGCTTGTTTCCATTGTTCTTTTATGGAAGTAGTAAATTTATATTTACCTTTTGCTATGTCTATGTTTTCACTTTCTCCGTAAAAATCACTTAACAAAAGCATTTCTATTATTTTGTTTATCATTGTTCTATTATTATATAATTTGTTTCCGTGTTTCCGTTAGAAAAATCGCTATCTAAAGTTATTGTAATAATTCTTGTTGAGTTTGCAGGAACTGTTATTTTTAAATAACCTTCACTTGTAAATAAAACGCTTGACAAAGTAACGTTACTTGCGTTTGCGCTTTTTCCAACCCTTACTTGTGTAGCGCCATTACTAAATAAAATTGCCATACTATGAACAGAACCGCTTGGTTTACTTGTTGTATGAACAATTGGGTTAACTTCTGCAAAATCATTTATTAAAGTAAAATCTACATCACCTGTTGTCAAGTCGCTTTGCATTTCATTAATTAAATAGCGTTTGTCTCTAATTATAAGACGGTCGTTTAATTGAAGTTGTGTAAGTAAAGAAACAGGAAGTACCGTTTTAACTTTTACAAGTCTGTTTTTTGGGTTGTATAAATTAGTTAAATAACTTTGATAGTATAAAGCGTAAAGTGTATTCGAATTTTCTACATTATAAAAACTTGAAATTTCTACACCAAAATTTAATGTCAAAGGAAAAATTCCACCTTGTATTAAAATTTCGCTATCTTGTCCAAATGGAACGTATTCTGCTATGTTTACTTGTCCGTTCCAATGTATTTTGTCTCCTGCTGTTAAAGTTGTTAGCGTGTTCATATATAACAAAACAGGTTTTGGAATGTAAGGCGCAAACTCTTTATTTAAACAATAACCAACTTGCAAATTGTTTCCGAAATTGTTATGTAATAAATTCTCAAATGGACTTTGTATTTTGTATTCGCCACCATCAAATGGATAATTTTCTTTTGCGTTTCCGTAACCGTGAGCTGTTAAATTAGCAGGATTTTCAAGGAAATATTTATTCATAAAACTTTCGCTATCTTGGTATTTAAACTCTATTAATTTATAAAGTTTTAACCTTTCAATTTCAATGCTTGTTACATCAGTAAATTTTGTTATGTCTATTACTGCGCCTTTTTTATACCAATCTTGAATTGGTTCAAATGTAAATACGTTTTTTGTTTTAGAATAAACAGTCATATTAAACTCGTTGCATATTCCTGTTATAAAATCCGATATTTTCATATCTGGAGCAAGTCCTTGTAAATCAGTAGAAGAAGTTAATGTAACGTTATTAGTATTAAATAAAGTTACTGCCTTATACGTTAACCATTGATAAGCTCCACCTGCTAACGCCCAAAAAGTATATTGTAGCGTATAAACAAATTCAAAAGTAAGTGTTTGCGGAAATGCACTACGCAGTTTAAAAGTATAAAATACATCGTTGTTTGGTGTTTGTTCTAAATTAGGCAAAGTAAAAACCCCGCCAACATTGAATATTAAAGTAAACGTTTGAACATACACATTATTTTTATATACGTCTAACCAACAATTCGACAATAAAGGTAAAGAACCATTATAAGTTATTTGTAATTCGTGTGTAACTGTGCCGTATGTTTGTGGACTTGTTCCCCCAAGTTGTGGCGTTACATAAATTGTGTTAAATGTGTTGTTTGTTGTATTAAATGATGTAATCGGACTTGGAACAGGTGTAGTTGCTGTTGGTGTTGAAGTTGGTATTGTTGTTGTTATAGTTGCGCCTGTAAGTGTAAAAGTAACGTTTGCCGGTTGTGTAATAAAAATAAACTTTTCTTTATTCTTATAATATAAAAATGCTTTTCTAAACATATCTGAAGTCAGAAAAAGTCCATTAAAAGTTATTCCATATTCCGCTTCAATTAAATCAAAAATACTTGCAACTCTAACCGCAGGAAACAATTCATTATATTCTATTTCACCTGCATTGTTGCCTATGTTATCTGAATTATTTGTAGGGTATTCAAACCATTCTGGACAATTGTCTGTTGGCAACGGAACACTTCCGTTAAATTGCCAAATTCTTTTTGAAGTTATTAATGGGTATCTAACATCGTAATCGGTTACTGAACTATCAATTGTTACTCTATCGTAAACTTCTTGGTTTATATAGTTGTGGTTTAAACTTGTGTGGTCTAATTGGCTTAATTTGTCTTCGTTAAAATAGTCTTTTAAAGAAACTCCTGCTCCGTAAAATGTTACTGAATAACTATCTGCACTTCCGTTTTTTAGGTTCGTCTTTTCGAGCTGAATTTTACCACGTCTAAATAAAACTGTGTCAACTTCTATATAAGCGTTGTATCGTTTTTGATAGTCAATAGTTGCATCAACATCGTTTTGGTAAAAGTGCTGAAATATTGCGTTGTTAGTCGGTGAACACGGAATTGTAAAACCTTGTGAATAGTCCGTAAATATTTTACTTATATCCGAAATATTTTGAATGGTTGAACTTACGGAAATCTTCTCATCGTTAAATAATTCTAAACGTGAAAATTCTAACTCGGTCTGTGCTAAAGCCGTTTCTATAAATATTGCTACTTGCCTTTTCATCAAATAACTGAATTAATAACATCAAATGCAAACTCAAATTCTAAACTATAATTTATTTGTTTCGTGTTTATATGCTTAAACAACTCCGTGCTTTTACTATTAATCTTTGCAGGTTTATCGTCAATCAGTATTCGTTCGCTTAACATTATTTGTTTTAAAACTTCCTTCCAATTTTCGTAAACCCAACCTGTATTTACTTTAATACTTTTTTTACCGTTAGCGTTAAATACTTTTCTTTGTCCTTCCTTTACGTTGTAGTTAAAACTATCAGTTTGCATCAAATTGTATTCCGTGTTTTCAACGCTAAAGTTATCTGTACTTGCTTTAAAGAAAAACTCTCGTTGCCAAGCTCCGTACTTGTTTACAAAGTCAATTATAACAGGTGTATATTTACATTCTTCTTGTGGGTAAAAATACCAAGTCTTTTGCACTACTGAAGCGGCATTTAAAATTTCAACTTTATTTCCAACTAATAATTCGTTTGGTGACGTTCTTACTCGTGGTATGTCAAAAGTTCCATTTGATATTGATAAACTTGTAAACGTTCCTGTGCTTAAATTTGTGTATTTTGCAGTAAAACTCGCGCCGCCTGTTACTCGTATCTTACCGGGGTCTGAAGTTGGGTTATAGTAATAATTTCCTGCGTCAAGTCCGTAATCTAAATTGTCAAAGTTAAATCCTTGTTCGTAATATGAATAACCGTCAAATGCTATGTAATCAATTGTATTTAAAAGAGTATAAGTTAAACCTACTAATTTATAACGTTTAACCCTTACGTTTACTCGTTCGTTTGTTGGGCTTGTTACCGCAGCGTTTCCACCTGCTGAACAACTTGTAAATCTTATGTATTCACGAATGTATGGTGATATGTCGTAAAGTGTTTCAACATTGTTTGACGCTGGTATTAATTTACTTAACGTGTATTGCGGACTTCCTGTAAAAGAACCATTTGCTAAAAACAATTCTAATTTAGAACCGTTTTGCCCTGTTTCTGCAATCCTAATTAAATACGGTGAACGTGCAAATATATTAGCCATTATTTCTTTTCGTTTTTAAATTGTGTTTGTTTAAATAAATTCATTGCATCCAACCCAAACTTTTCAATAAGTTCATCCGGCAATCTTTTAAATGCGCTTTCAAATGGTTTGGTAAAAAATAAACTTGGTTTAATTCCTTGATGATAAACAGTATCTCTAACTGCATACGGATTAAGTCCTTTACTTGCGCTCCATTGCATAAAATGTTTAACGCTTGGCTTCTTACCTATCTTAAATTTAAACTCACTTTGTGGAGCGTTTTGTTTCCACATTTTACCTTTATTATTCGTTCTTTTGAACTTGCTTGTTGTTGCACGAACACCACCAACTCCTTTAACTCCTTTGTCTTGAAATTGTCCGTACAAATTCATTTCAAAGTCTATTGACAAACTATTTGGCATTGCCTTAACGTTACCCTTTAAACTTTGCCAAAGTCCTTTTGTGTGGTTCTTTTTTAAGGTAGTTAAATTCTTTCGTGCTTCTTTAATTACCGACTTTGAAAACCTATCTAATTCTTTTTGTACTTCGCTTTGTTTCATCTTAACAAATTGTCATTTCATTAGGTGTTACTACGTCAAAAGTCATAGTCCAACCTGCCATATAATTTTCAAACCGTTCTGTAAATGGTTCTAAATTAGCCGTGCCTTCAACCATAAATAAATCGTATGCTAAACTTCCGTGTTTTATTATTTCGTACGCCCTGTTTAATACTGCGTGTTGTGTATTCAATACGTCAATTTCGTTGTCGTTACCTAAAAATATATCAGTAGTTGCGCTCTTTGACAAGTCTACAACATCCATAGCTATTAAACTAATATTCCAAGTTGTTGTGCGTTCGTCTAACGTGCAGTTGTTTACCATTATATGTAATAAAGGAAATATTGTTTGTTTGCTTAAATCAACTTTAAATATGTCGCCTTGTGTTACCGTGTTTACAATAACGTCTGCGTCAAAGTGTGTTTTTAATTTGTCTAATAAGTTGTAATAACCTGTCATCGTTTTAGTTTATTAAGTTGGCGTTGTTCAATTTCTTGCTTTTGCTTTTCGAAGGTAAGATAGGTGAGACATTGAGTAAGTCGATAGCTGGTGACTGTGTCAAATCTTGTAACGTCTCCCTGAGCGAGTGCATAAATTGATTGATACCAACCCCATTGTTTTCCAAATTGAGCTTGTTCGCTAAACTCGTTTCCGTCTTCTTGTTCGTCTTTATCTGCCGTTCCAAATAAGTAAGCGTAGCTGTCAATAATTCGCTTCCTAAATTCCAAAAAAAAACACTTGAACTAATCGCTATGTCAACAGGCGTAAACTTCATTAATTCGTGCATTTCTTCCATTGGTGTATAATCAACTATTTCGTACTTGTCTTTGAACTTCATTTTAATAGGTCGGTACATAACAGCCATTGCTTTGTGGTAGTCTTCCCACTTTAACAAATTGTTTTCCAAGTCTACATATTCGCCAAAACTTATTTCTTCAAGGTTTGTAATAAATCCAAATTCTTGTGTTCCAATTTTAAACGTTGGTTGAAACTTTGGTTTTTCGCTAAACAACTTTGTAAAGTGTGTTATTAATTCGTTTAAACTTGTCAACTTCATTTTTACAATGTCCTTTAGTTCTATACCGCAGAATATTTGAACCATTTTTTGTGCTATAAATTCTTCGTCATTGCTTCCTTCTTGAACCTTTAAAAATTCTTGGTAGCTTTTTAATGAAATTTCACTTAAAGTAGTCGGTACGTTTATTTCTAACTTCATATCTTAATAATTAATTATTCGTGTTTTTGTTGTGTTCGTTTTTTTGTATGTAATCGTAAGCTTGTTTCAGTAAGTTAATATCTCGGATGTCACGTAAATAAATACGAACCTTTACACCTTTTTTTTGGTAGATGTAAATCTGTACCGCTTGCATCATTATTTCTAAATCGTTCATCTAATAAAATATTGTCCGTGTGTATTGTTTAGCCCTAAAGTTTCCATTTCGTGGTATCTAACAGCGTCTATTGCGTGGTCGTTTTTTCCCTGCGGTTTGTTTAATGTTTTACCAGACTTGTCAGCATCCCAACAGTAAGCTCTTAATTCTTTGATTAGGTTTGTGCTTTGTGAAGTAACTAAATAATTTTGCGACTGCATTATTTGTATTCCGTAATTAACTGAATCTGCGCCCTTTGTTACTCCTTTAATTTGTTGTCCTGTTCTTCGTATTTCTTCAATGCTTTTCGGTTCGCTACTATCCGCGTATGCTATTACGTGTTTTTGTAGTTTCTTTGCTATGTCGTTATTTAATAAACTTGTTTGGTAACATATTTCGTTTAGTATTCTTTGCCCGTTGTAATTGTAAACTTCAACTATGCTTGTCGGGTCGTTTGAATACCCGAAGTCTAAACCGTAACCAAGTAACCGTGCTTCAGGCGGTATGGTGTCAATTAATTTGTAGTTTGAAAATATAACTCCTTCTAACATTCCGACAAGTCCT